CTCACGTTCAAGTACAGCCCGGAGCAGTTCGCCCTGTATGCGTTCCCCTGGGGCAAGGCCGGCACCCCACTCGCGCAGATCGACGGGCCCAGAACCTGGCAGCGCGACGAGTTCAGACGCATCGAGGACCACCTCGCCCTGGACATCGAGAAGGCGCGTATCGGGCTGCCCTGCTCACCTCTGTACCTGTCCATCTCGTCAGGTCGGGGGATCGGCAAGAGCGCATGGCTATCGATGCTCGACATGTGGGTGGCGTCGTGCTGGATCGGCTCGACAACCATCGTCACGGCCAACACCGAGACGCAGCTGCGCTCGCGCACCATGGCCGAGCTGGGCAAGTGGCACACGATGGCCATCAACAGGCACTGGTTCGACAAGTCCTCGATGGCGCTGCGTCCGATGCCGTGGTTCGCTGAGTTGGTCGAGACTCAACTCAAGATGGACACGCAGTACTACTACGTCGACGCCCAGTCGTGGTCAGCGGAGAACCCCGATGCGTTCGCAGGGGCGCACAGCCAGATCGGCATGATGGTCCAGTTCGACGAGGCATCGGGTATCCCCGACCCCATCTGGCAGGTGACCGAGGGGTTCTTCACGGACCTGGCGCCATTGCGCCTGTGGCTCACCATCTCGAACCCACGACGCAACACCGGCAGGTTCTTCGAGACGTTCCACAAGGACCGGGCGTTCTGGGATACCCGGTACGTGGACAGCCGCACGGTCGAGGGTGTGGACATCGGGGTCTACCAGCGCATCGCGGACAAGTACGGGGAGGACCACGATGTCACGAGAGTCGAGGTCAAGGGGCAGTTCCCGCGTACCGGGTCGAACCAGTTCATCGGGCGCGAGGTGGTCAGTTATGCCGCACTGCGCGACATGGTGCCCGATGATGGCGCTCCCTTGCTCATGGGCATCGACGTTGCCCGCTTCGGTGATGACGAGTCCGTGTTCCGGTTCAGGCGTGGCCGTGACGCCCGATCGATCAAGCCGATGCGGTTCCGAGGCAAGAGCACCACTGACCTCGCCTCGGAGGCAGCTACGGCCATCGAGCGGCTCAAACCCGATGCCGTGTTCATCGACGGGGGAGGCGTGGGAGGCGGGGTCGTCGATCGGCTGCGCCAGATGGGCTACAGGGTCATCGAGGTGCAGTCGGGCGAGGCGGCGCAGGACTCGGACAAGTACCTCAACCGGCGCGCCGAGATGTGGGGAGAGATGCGCGAGTGGCTGGTCTACGGGTGCATCGATAACGACGAGATGCTCATCGACGACATCACCGGTCCAGAGTACGCTCTGCACGTCAAGGGGCAGATCAAGCTGGAGAGTAAAGACAGCATGAAGAAGCGCGGACTGGCCAGCCCCGACGACGGGGACGCGCTGGCGTTGACCTTTGCGGCACCTGTCGCAAGGCTCGATGCCGCTACGTCAAGGGCGCGGAGTCGGCTGAGGGGTCGAGTAGCCGATAGTGAGTACGACGTGTTCAGCGAGGTGTAGCATGACCGTGACCGAGTTGATCGAAGTGCTGATGGGTATGCCACCGGATGCCGAGGTCAAACATCTGTGGGACGGGGAGCCGCGCTCCACGATCGAGCATGTGTGGTTGGCCAAGGGCAGGAGTGTCGTTACCTCCGACTACGGGGAGATCTGCTACTCCGATGAGGGTAGACCCATCGGGGCACCTGATCCGGACGAGTTACCGTATTGGCGCAGCCCGAGGACATGATGTGACCACTCACTTCGGTTCCGTGCTACAGTCGTGGGAATTGCAGGAGGGCGTCTATGTCAGGACTATTCGGTAAACCCAAGACCCCGGCACTACCGCCTCCGGCGCCAACAGTGGCCACACCAGCGGTCCAGGCCGCGTCGGATGCGCAGCGTATGCGCCAGCGAGCCGCCAGTGGCCGCGCTGCCACCATGCTCACCAGCACCGAGGACCAAGGGGTTCGGGTGATGACGGGCACCAAGAAGCTCCTGGGAGGCTGATTATGGGCATTTCAACATCCACCGGCACATTGGTCGCAGGCACGTCTCGCACGTTCGACCTGGCACCAGCATCGGCCATCACGCTGACCCTGCCTCCGAACTGTCGCGTCACCATCACCGAGTCGCCGGCCACCGTGGCCGCGACAAGCCTGGGCGGCAACGCTACCCGGGTGCATGAGCCTCGGCTCCCGGGCACCTTCACCTACGGACCTTACCCGATGGGTGGGACGGTGGTGGTCGCGGTTGCCGGTAACTCGGGGAGTACGGTGACATGGGTCAGGAGCGATTCGCTTATCGCGGAGAGCGCGACGGGGGGGCTATCCCTGGTGGGGCCGGATGGAGTTTTTCCGTTTGGTCCAACACCCAACACGGTGATGCTATTTGGCGACTCGCTCACTGAGCGGGCGTGGAAATACATTTCCCTGACCAGTTCAGGCATTACGGACAACGGCGACGGCACCGCTACGGCGCTGATCGGCACGGCCCCCAATAGCACGACAAATCAGGTATCGGTGGGTGAAGTTATCCGGGTGCTAGGGTCTGCGACTCCGCAGTTCAATCAACTTGAGGCGACAGTGACTGCTGTCAGTAACTCCCCCGCCTACTCAATTACCTATACTCTTGGTTCGAACTACGCGGACACGCCATTCACCGAGGCCCCGCAGATTGTCCGGTACACTCGCCTGACATCAAAAGGCTGGTGGGCATACTTTCAGCATATCGCGAATGCTGATTTCGAGGTGGTGGCGAACTGCTCCCAAGGCGGTACACAGATCGCTTATATCACGCAGATTCTGCAGCGGCAGTACCCGATCGCATCGGCCCGATTTGGCTTTGTGTTAGCGGGCATCAATGATATTTACGTCGGGTCGCGCACGCTGGCGCAGATGATTAATGACATGACGGAACTATTGGGCTTGGTAGTCCAGCGAGTGCAACATCTGGTTGTTTTCACGATCCCTGCGATGGGATCCAGTAAATCCGGGTGGAGTACCGCACGGATGCAGCAGCAAATGCAGTTCAATCGCTGGCTGAATCAGTACGCGGCAGGAGTTGGAGCCGTCGTCGTGGACTCTAACGCGTCAACGTCCAACAACGTGCCGTATGGATCGCCCAGCGACACCAATGGCGTGCCGAGCAACGGCATGGTGACGGACAACACACACCCGACTGCCGTCGGCGCATACGCACTGGCAAAGGCTGCCTATGCCAAGGTGCAGGATTTGGTGACTGTGGGTGCGCTGTGGCCCACAAACGCAGTCGATAGCGTCTACTACGATGCTGACAGCAAATACATGCTGGATGCGTCTCATGTCCTGCTGTCGGGCACTGGCGGCACCAAGACAGCCGGCAGCGGAACAATCAGCGGCAATGCCCCGGATGGCGTGACGGTGGCATGGGTGACGAGCGGCAGCGGACTGACGGCCACCCTGACCAGCCCTGCGCGGACTGTGGCAGACGACGGCGATGCGGTTGGTAAAAACCTTGCCATTGCCCTGTCTGGCACTGCTGGCGGTCTCAGTCTGCTGCGAATCTCGGTCACTGCGACGGCTGCGCGGTTTGCCTTTGGCGACCTGATCCGGTCAATCGCACGGGTGAAACTGGCGGCACCCACTGGCGTGCTGGCCCTGAACCTGATTTGCCGCGCCGTGCAATCGAGCATGGCCCGCCTTGACGCGGCAGGCATGGAGGACACCGACAACGCATTCACCGAAGGCGCTACGTACTACATGGTGACGCCGTGGCTTGAACTGCGTTCCGGCAACGGTTCGCTGACCAGCATCACATGGGCACTAGATGTCTGGATCGAGAACGGCGCAGATACGACCAGCACGATTGTGACGCTGGCGCATCCGAATGTGCAGAAAGCATGAACCCCATTCCTTACCGGTAGGTATTGAACATCCATCCATGCCCATGATCCTCCTCACCGCCCATACCTACACCGCGACGTGGCAACATTGAGAATGGAACCGTGAACCAAATCGAAGACCTCTGCCGCCAATACAACGCCTCCAAGGGCTCCCGTGGCACATGGGAGCAGCATTGGGAGGAGATCGCCGAGCGCGTGCTCCCACGGCAGATGGGGTTCGTCGGTGAGCGCACCGATGGCGAGAAGCGCACGCAAAAGGTGTTCGACT